TCTGCAAGATCATACAGAAATATAATTGGAGACACTATTCCAATTGCAGATATTGTTCGTGGCACTATTGATACTGTTATTGGAATTTCAGCATTAAAAGGTACTTTTGCTGGACCAGGAAGTTCTTTAGATGTTGGGCCAGCAGGAAAAATTTTCAAATAGGAAAAATTATGGCTGATTTAGATTCTCTAAAACAATTAATTCTATCAAATAATATTGGCCAGATAACTAGAGATAATGTAATTATTCAAGCTCCTGATATTCTTATTTATAAGAATAATATTAACGTTTTTAAAGGCGGAGCACCTCTTGAAGCAGCTGATTATGAAATTATGAGTTTACCATTCAATCAGGAAGTTGCTGACTTTAGATTAATTAGTTTAACTATTAACGCTGATACAAATCCTAATCCACATACTGCGAGTCTACAATTTGCAATCCCTACCGCACAAAATGATACAAAAGTAACATATGTTACTGAATTAGACCTTCCAAATGAAATGGATAAATGGTATTTGATGGACCGTGTAGAAATCTGGATTTCACCAAATAAAGGAGTATTACCATATATACGTTCATTTGTTGGATGTGTAACATCTTTATCTTATGAAATTCGTGAGTATCAGTTTATTTTTACTGTTCAGTTAAAGGATATGATGTTTTGGCTAGATCAGGCTAGAGTACAAACTAACTGGTCCATGTTTGATTTAGCTCTTCGTCGTCCACAGTATATTACAGACCCAAAAGATACATCTAAATGGATGATTTATTCTAATAGATTTGCTGGTCTTAATTTTAGACATTTAATTGAGAAAGTGTTATTTAATCGAAAAGTTAAAGATTTACCATATAGTGCAATAGCTGGGTCTAAAGTTGAAGGTAATCCAAAAGAGTATGATTTATATGAAAATGAAGAATTTAATTTATTACCAGTTTATAGTGCTGGAGAAATGTATGCTATTTTAGCTTCAGTTGGAATCAATCAAAGTCCGGTAGCAGAGCTTCCATATAGTTCTAAGTTTAGGAATGCTGTAGTTAACTCTATTCAAAACGCTCCTGGTGGAGCAATTGCGAAGCAACTTCCACAAGGTTCTGATTCTACAAAGCTTGGTATAAATGCTAATGTAATAGCACAAAAAGTAAAATCTGTTGATTCAAACCCTCCATTACAAGTAAATGATATTGCTTTTGGTTTTGTTGAAAATGTTGCAGAAGCAGAAGAATTACGTGCTATGCAAATTAGAAATCAAAAAGCCATGAGTTTATATTGGGAATTTGCATTTTTTAGTTATATAAGAGAGAATTATATTTCTTTAATACGAGAAGATGATATAGCTCTAATGCCTTTTCCTTGGGAATCTGATTCTAATTCGTTAGTATTATATGAAGGAAAATTTTCTTCCAGAGGGCAAATTATTAGACAATTGTCAGAACAAACTCTATATGAAATTTATCAATCTAATCAAGGATTTATATTTGTCAAACCACCATTATATAACGCTCCTCCTATTAATAATATTCAGGCTTCTGAAATTTCAGATATAGTTAAACAGGAAAATATTGATCCAGTTTTAACTTCAGCAACTACAGAAGGTATTATAGACTGGAAGACTATGGATAAAGAAATGCCGCAAGTAACTATTCCTAAAAATGAATATCCATTTGTATTAGGTGCCTATCAGATATTATTTCCAAAAAATTTTAAACTGGAGACACCAGAAAATTTTGATTTTAGAGATGATGCTTTGGCATTTAGAGTACCAATTGATTCTGTTCCTGCTTATACTCAGATTTGGATCCAGTTACAAAACGAAAATGATAGATTTGTCAAAGACTCATTAGTTCTTAAATTAAAAGAGGAAGTTAAATCAAATGGTCAAATAGTTAAACTTGATCCTTTAGTAGGGGAAAAGCCTCAAGTTTTAATCAATGTTATGTTATGGAAATTTTATTATAAAGTATTAGATCCAGTTCAAATTTCAGCTTTAAACTCTGGTTTAAATGCTCAAATATTTTATTTAGAGTTTAGTACGAAAGGCAGAACGGTTGGTACTGTTGTTGCATTAGATCTCTTTTTTGCTTTTATTGAAGAATGGCTACTTGCACATATGAAAGACTTTGGTATATCTGATCCTGTGCAGATTCGAAAAATTAATTATAATATTTACACTAAAATTAAGCAGATTTTAGACACAAATAGGGTAAATACGAATAAAGAAAGTGGCGAGATATCGAACCAGGCAGTTGTAGAAGAAGAACGTCAAAATGAAATAGAGAAATTTAATAATAATGATTTATATCAAACCATTATTAGTAGTTTCTCACCCACAACATCAGGATCTTTTAGTCTTATGGAAAGATTTTTTATTTCACCTGGTGGATATCAATCTGTAGATGCCTATGTTGAAGCAACATTTTCTTATAAGAAAATTAATTTGGACCCCTCGTACAAACAAGAGAATGCACAGTGGATTAGTGAGGAAGTTAGAAGAGTACATCCTTCTAATTTAGAAAAACCTACGGTTTTAATATTAATCGGTGGAATACTTGCAGCAGAAAGCTACAAACTTAAATCATATTCTACAGGTGAATATAATATTATGCAGCATGGATTTAGAGACGTAAAATTAAATAATAATTTAATTCGTTCTAATTTAGGAGCATCGGTATTTTCTAAATATTATTTATATAAAAATAATGTTCAGGCTAAAACTTATACATTTACGCTACAAACGTTACGTCCTGATATTGTGCCAGGATTTCCAATATTAAATACTATAGATGGATGTGTATATTATGTGCAATCTATAGCTTTATCACTTACTGCAGGAGAATCTACTCAAACAACTGTAACTTGTGTTGCAAGGAGGCGTCCACTTTTTGGACTTACTGACTATGTAATAGAAGAAGGTATTCTTGGGGATGCAAATAATTATTTAGAAGCTCTATCTACTTGGGAGCAATATTCAGAAGAAACATTAGATGGATTACCCATTTTTACTACATCATTAGAAGCAGCATCAAATCCAGCGTATACTTTTTTAGGATGGGAAATGTATGGTCCATCTGATAATGATTTAGGTGAAATTTTTACTAATGCAAGTGGAATTTTCCTTCCACCATTTGGTGGATATTTAACTGCAGATTTAGCAGGATTAGTTAAAACTGGTTTAGAAGACCTAGATACTACAATGAGTATAGTTTTTTATGGCTATGATGAAAAAACAGGATATTTTTATAGATTCGGATTACTACCTAGCGACTATTTTGGTCCTGGAGCACCACGTGGAACAGTTCTTTGGGATGAAGATCCTGCACTTTTTGCATCAGCTCGTAATAAAGACACATATATTTTTGGTTGGAACCCAGCTTCTCCAGGAATAAGAAAGGAAGGAGAAATTTTTATTACTCCTATTATAGATTTTAGAGGACAAGATATTTTATTTGTATATAAGGATGAGGGGACAGAGATTAATCCAACAGTTAAAGTAGTTGGACTGGAGAATAATAATAGAGTTATAAAGTATTCTGTTACAAAATTACACATAATAGAACCAAAACAATTAGAATCTATATTGAAAAAAACAACATATTTAAGTGACAAAGAAAATTCTTATTTATCTGGGACATTTGAAGGCAACGTATCTACCCTTGAAAGGCAAGATTTAACTACTGCTTATAATCCAACCTTATATTATCGAAGAATAGCTATGATAAACGACTTAGTAAGTAAGCAAGAAGCTACTATATCTAAGTTGCCAAAGAAGTGGGTAGGTAATAAAAAGGGAGGAAATACTAATGGCTAATCCTATTTTTGCTAGAAGAATTGGCAGATTATTTAATACTCCTATAAATAATGAAATGGGTATGTCCGAGCTTTTTCCATATGCTGGAGTTATTATGTCAGTAGATGAAAAAGCATTGTTAGCAACTGTTAGTACTAGCAATGGAATAGTTACTAATGTTAAAATTCCTATTTTATCTTATAGTCTTGATACTGGTATTTTCCATAAACCTTCTGTAGGAGATTATTGTTTGGTAGTTTCGACTGCTCGTGATGAGAAATATATTATCGGTTTTTATTCATTTAATTCTATACAGGAACTAACTAATCAAAATAGAGTAATGCCGAAAGAACACACTTTAGTTATTAAAACTAAAGCAGGTGATACAATACAACTTTCTATAGATGAGGCTACTCCAACTATATCAGTACAGAGTCCAAAAAAACTTCAGCTCCAGGTTGACTTAGACAAAAAAAGTGGTATAATTAGTATAGATTCTACAGATACAGATGTGACTATGAAATTAAGTGTTGTTGATAAGGACGCAGGAAAAGAAAAAGCTTCAATTGAATTTGGTACTGAAACTGGTGATATGACTCTAAAGACTGAAAATGCTTCAATTGAAATGAAGAGTACAGGAGAGGTAAGTGTTAATAATGGTCAGTCTCCTGTTGTTACTTTAGATATGTTAGCAGCCTTGGTAACTAGCGGGTCTGCCGCTTTTATCAACAGTGGAGCCTTCATCGGTGCAATTAATACGGAAAAAACTAAACCATATAAATTTACAGCATAAGAGGAAAACTAATGGCATTTGATTTAGAATATATTTTAACAGAGTGTGACCACAGAATACACGATGAACTTTTATTTGAAAGTGTAATAACTTCTGACATAGTAGCGTCAGATGCAGCACGCTTTGGTTCTTCTTTTTTTGGGCGTAGTAGATTCGGGTATACTGTTTTTTATTTAAATGATAGATATGGAGCGAGTGGACAGTTTTTTGATAATCCTGATGGAACTGTTACTGCTGTTTTTCCATTAGTAAATAAAATAGCTGGCTCACCAAAGCTTTTTTATAAACTTCCATCAGAATATTTAAGACATCCACTTCCGCAGTATACGAGCACAGAACTTGGAACTCCTTATTATGGAACTTTTGGTATATATTATGGTGCAGATACTGATTATTATTTAGGTAGTTCAACTGAAGTTCCATCAGATTCTAATAGTTCTGCAAATGAATTATGGTTTATAGCATATGAACCAATGGCATATAAGGGCTATAATATTCCAGCTAATAGTATTGTTATAAATAGATTTAATAATGAATATACTTGGTTATTGGATTATAATGTAGTAATGGAAGAATGTCCGTATTGTGAAGGAACTGGAGTAAAAAATGATTTAAAACTCAGTCCAATTGGTAGACTTAAATTAGTTGCTGATATGGATAAACTTATGCAACAAGTTATAAAAGCTATAATTACTTCTAAAGGAAAAAACATATTCTTTCCTAGTTATGGAACTATTATTCCGCAAGCAATTGGATCTCGTGGTTTAAATGGTTTTATCTTACGTGAAGAAATTTATCAACAATTATCTATGATTGCTAAAAATCAACAAGATATACTAAATATGAATTCATTATTTTTTACTGCAGGAGAAGTATTGCATGATTTAATTGGGGTTCAAGTACAACCATCTTCAGATCCAAGACAAATTAATTTATTAGTTACGATACAGAATAAAGCATCAGAAATGCGTACGTCTAAGACATTCAAAGTAGGCTAAGGAGGATTTTATGGAATTAATACCAACTAAATCTCGTACTCAATTAGTTCGTGAAGTTATAGATTATATAAATAGTCGTTATCCGTCTGCAGATCTAAGTCCAGGTCTAGTTTTTAGAGATCTTCTTGTAGAAGCTCCTATGCAGTTCATAGGAGATACAGTTGCTATGACTAATTTTATTGGACAAATTTTAGATTTATCTGCTTTAGAGCAATTAGTATCTAATCCTAAAACTAGAATTGAAACTGCTATTGCTTTAGGAATAGATCAAACTGCTATGAACGATATTATTACTAAAATTATAGAACTTTATGCAGCTAATTATAATATAGTTAGAAGAGTTGGTACTTATGCATCAGGAGTTTTAACATTTTATTCTATTGAAAAACCTACTGATATTATTAGAATTCCTGCTGGAACTATAGTTCGTGTGCCTAATACTGGTATTTCTTTTCAAACTATTCAAGATGCTGCTTTAGATGGAAATAATTTAGATTTTAATAGAGATTATGATACTCTTAAGAATCGTTGGTTTGTTAAAGTTTCAGCACAATGTACTATAGTAGGTAGTATAGGAAATGTTCCAGCGAATAGCATAACTCAAATAGATGATACATCTATAAAACTTTCTGTAACTAATGAAGACAGGTTTACTGGAGGTTCAAATTCAGAAGATGATTATACTCTTCTAACAAGAGTAAAAAGAGTATATCGTGGGAACTTTCAGGGTACTGCAGACTCATTATTAGCTAACGTATTAGCTTATTCTGGAGTTAAAGATGCTGTAATTGCATATCTCCCAAACGATCCTAATAAGATAGACGATTCAATTAATTCTATAGATATATTTGTTTATGCTAATAATAGAGTAAATTTCACAGATTCTGTACAACCAGCATTTAACTCAAATTTTATTGCACTTTCATCAAAATACATTTCAAATATACGTACTTTAACAATTCCTCAAGATAATAATTCAGATTTTTATGTTCCTTCATTTGCATATTCATTATCCTATACTTCTGATGGAACTTCATATATAAGTTTTTCATATATCAAAGATAAATATATTTCTGTTTTGCCTTATTCTACTTATAGTTGTAAGATTAAATTAGTTTTAAATGGAGATTCTCAAAAGCCAATTTATGGAAGCTTTCCAGATTTTTCAGATGATCAATATCTAAACTCTAATAGTAGACTTTATGTATTTGTTAATCAAAATGGAATGTGGGATGATGTGACTTCAAGTTGTTTATATAAAAAAGATGGAAATGATCAAGCTATAATACTACCTGGATTAGGTTATTCTCCAACTATTGCACTTAAAATACATCCAAAATCTACAGACATAATTAAAGTTAATTATGATTATGATTCAGTTATTTCTGATATGTCTACATACTTATTTAGTTCAAGTCGTAAATTTGTTGGACAAAATATATATTTCTATCCAGCAACTCCAGTAGGTATTATTGCTCAGATTCAAATACAAGTTGATCCATCCTATGGCACGACTGATCGGGAAGCTATGGCTAAACAAAAATATATAGAATTAATAAATAGTTATAGATTAGGTGCAGAATTAAACCAAACAACTTTTGTTTCTGAATTTTTAAAAATTGCTGGTATTGTAGATGTAAAAATACCATTTGATATATTCACACGAGATCAAAATACTCGCACCGGATCTAGTGATATTATTTTGTCGGCAAAAGAATATCCAGTTATTCTCAATGATGCGGATATAAAAATTATTGGAACATATGAGACAATAAATATCTAAAGGGGTGTTTTGATGGAACCAATAAAATTAGATTCTAATAGAAAAATAATAGATACATTAGTAGAACGAAAAGATGGTAGTATGTATGATACATACTACAAAGCTTTAGAAGAATTAATCCATACTTATGTGGATCAAGTAGTGACAGCTGCTATTAATAATTCTTTTATTACCATAGCCGATGATACTGGATTAAAGCGTTGGGAAGCCTTTTATACAGCCAAACCATTTGATATGGATATAAATGAATATCGTAGATTATTGTTTATTCTTAATGATCTTACTGGTAATGGTCCAACATATGATAATGTTTTAAAACTTATAAGATTTTTTGATCCTGATGGGACTTTTTTTCCAATTATTGTTTATCCTATATATGCAGATTATCCTCATGATGCAGCAACGCCTCCTTTTTCTGAATTTTGGAGAGAGTCTGATGGTAAATATTTTACTGATGAAATGACTATTTATGATGAGAATTCTTCGTTAGAAAAAATAAATGAATTTACTTTTTTAGATAATGATAGTCTTATTTATGAGACATCGGTTTTAAATGTTGAAAAGCAAACTTATAGAATACTTCTTAAAACATTATTAGAAATGTTACTTCCAGCTAACGTTATTTTTATGTTACATTTTTCGGATTATTCTCCTATTCTTTTTGGAGGGAATGCTTAATATGATAAAATTATTAGAATATACACCTCCAGCAGGAATTAATACTGTATACGATTTAAATATTATTGGCCCAAGAAATATAAAAGTAAATCTTTCTAAAGCTATAAAGATAGCAAATAATAGATTTTTAGTGCACGTTCATAATGAAAATGCTCCTTGGGAACAATATTTATATGATTATTCTGTTGGTTCCAATACCTATACGCTCATAGATCAGATCGGATATGCAGGTTTTGAATTCTATCCTTTTGGAAGTCAACAAATCATAGTAGCCTATATAGGATTTTGTAGGCCAAGTCGTTATAGCATATATGATATATATTCTAACTCTTATAGAACTTATAATCTTTATGAAGATAAACCGTGGGCTTCAATCTATAAATCCTATAAAACTAATAATGATTATTTAGTATTAGCTATCAATAGTTATGATCCAACTAAAAATTCTTTTATAGATGTTATTGATCCTAGAGACGCAACTAGGAAGAATACATTTGATATTGGTGTCCAAAGACCTATATCCACAATTGCAGCTTTATCAGATACATTATTAATCTATTTTTTATTAGAAGATGTAAAGGGAAATGGTATTTTATATTTTGTAGATACAAATAATAATACTAAAACTTTAGTACAATTTAATCCAGGAGATATGTTATATTCTCGTTCTAATTGGATAATTCCTATACATCAAGGTCTTATCATTTATGTTCAGCAGGTTAAGAATAATAACACTAATACTATAAATTTACTCACTGGGGCTTTTGGATCCAGTTCTATTAAACTTAGGTTATCTATTCCTTATTTAGATAAACCATCAGTATTTCTAGATAAGACATCTATCATCTTAGCTGACAATTCTAAACAGGTAGTTGTGGTAGAAGATTTTGTTAATCAATTAGGCACATCTAAAGTGAATAGGTATACTATCAATACAAGTATAACGGATTTGACACCTTTTTATTTGACAACACTATAAGGAGGATAATAGAATGAAATTAGGTATTAAAGCTTTATTGGAAAGTTTATTTCGCAGATTTGGAGAAGATTCAATGGAAGAATCAATGGAAAAATCAACAAATAATACTCAAACTAACAGGTATGAACAAGATGATATAACACGCTTATGGCAAGAATTTTTATATTTTGTAGAAGCTACACTATCTGACGCAAATTCAATGAGATCCGAATTTGAAGAGAAAAATCTTGAAGAAAAAGGTTTGAAGATAAATGATGTAAAAAATTCTAAGAATTTTGTAAATTGGCTAACGAGTGATACCGGCTCTACAGAGAAACTTCAAAATGAATTAGTAAAAGATTTTAAAGCATCTAAATTAGGACTTGAAGATTATTTAAATAAATTTAGAGATAGAAAAGAAATACAAGACTTAGTAACAGATGCTATAGGATATTACATTGACTTCCTTGCGGAACAAAAAAGAAGTCAAAAAGGGCCAGATCAAATTAGACTGACAAAAGAATTATTGGGACATTTTTCTAAAATTCTCATGGAGAAGTTTAATCAGTTTTTTAAAGAAGAATATCAAAATGATGAGTTTTTTAAAGGTTTAAATGAACGCTTAATAGAATCGCTGCGTATTGAATTTCTAGATATGATAGAAGAAGATATGAATCCTCTTACGAATTCTACTGCATACCAGCAGATATCACAAAACATTGTAGGCAAAGATCGAAAACAATATCAAGAGTTATTAAATAATGTAGCAACTAAGTTATTTGAAAACGATTACAAAAATAGATTAAGACAGCGTAGTCGTGAAATAATATCAAAGTTAGCAGATCCTAAAGAAGTTGAGAATATCATAAATGGAAATAACCTTCTTAATTTACAAGAAACATTTCAAAAAATAGCAGAACAGAAAATAAACAAAGAACAAGATTATTTTTATGTAATAGGTGAAGATTTATATTTTACAGACCTCGGTAAAACTACACTTTTAACGTTATGGCGAGCTCACTTAAAAACTAATGCAGAATCTATTATTAATCTTTTTTTAGCCCAAATTGAATCTGCTGGTGCTGAACAACACAAGGAAGTTTTAGAAAAAGAAAATTTTAAATATCAGACGTCTGCTTTATCTGAAGATATGCAAAAACTTGCATCTGTAAATGAGAGGTATAAAGCGTTTTTTGGTACACAATCAATGCCACTCTTGGAATTTCTTATTGAGAGAAATCTAGATCAATTGCCTAATGTTAATAAGTTTGATATTGAAGTTCCTGGATATTTTGGCCGTGATACAACTATACTTCACGCTATGAATCGTATGACAAAGCGTAATTTATTTTATCCAATGGCTCCAGATTTAAAATCTGAAAAATGGACACTTACTATTAATCCCACATTAGAGTACGATAAAATAGCTAGTCTATATGCTGGTTCTTTAGCTACAGAATTTAGAGATATTCTTACTGTTTTTGCTTATAGAGGAGCTTTAGACGAAAATGATCCATTTCATCCATTATGGGTTCTTATTAGAAATGTAATGTTAGCATTTGATAAATATGCTTTTGCTCATTTAGAACCAGGAAATTTAGAAAAATTAGTTCAAACAGGAGGTAAAGTCGTGGACGTAACAAAACAGACTTTAGAGAATGTTAGTTCTAAAAATCCAATTGAAAATCCAACAGAGAATCAACCTGAAGCAAAACCAGAACAAGCAGCATCAGGAGCAGAACAAAATATTGAACCAACTGGAAAAACTGGTATATATTCCTTACATAGACTTTTAAAGTATGCTGCAACTGAAAGTGAAATTCAGGAATTAGTACGTTCTTTTTTTAGAAGATTCTACGGTAATGCATGGGAACAGAAAAATCCTTTAAACATAGACTACGTTGAATATGCATCAGACATATTACCTTGGAAAGTAATTAAATTAAAAATCCCATATACTTTTTTTCGTAGAATTGATATGATTAAACCTGCACGTATAGTAAATATACTACAAGGCATCGGATTAAAAAGTTATCCAAAGTTTGGAGGCAATAGATATATAGTTGGCTATACAGCTTTATCTGATTTCGTCGAAGGATCTCAGTTTAACGAAGTTTTCATAGCTGTACCTAATCAAGAGTATAAGGAGAAACTTAAAGATATTTTATCTCAGAAGTATCCTGATCATGAAAAAGAGATTAAAGATATTAAGGATTCTGATATAGGAAATTGGTTTAGAAAAGTAGTCGAAATATTGGGTCAACCGCCAGATGACCTTATAAAAGAAATACGAGTGTCTCCCTTACTAAAAGCTATTATTAATAAAACAGATTTTACGAAAATTACAGATGGGGAGCTAAAGAAATATATTACAGAAATTACTGATAAATTTGACAAAGCATATATCTGGGAAAAACTTGGTTTAAAACCAGAAGAGGCAATTTCTCCTATGACAGATCAAGCAAGACTTCAAGATTTAAAATATAAATTAAATCAATTAGTTCAGGTAGCTCAGGAAGATTTCTTTGTTACAGGCCACGGTTCTATTCAGTATAATATTTTTGGCTCATCAAAGAGAAATGCACCAGAAGTTAAACTTACTAGAGAAATTAACACAATTATAAAACAGATTCAAATGCAGTACGGAGTTACTCCTGATAGTCCATTTCCAGATAAGTTAATACAAGAGCTAATTAATATGGTTAATAAGCTACGAGATAGTTTCGAGCAGAATAACTTTGGAGGGTCTGCGTTCGGTCTTGTTCAAACTGCATATAATAGAGTACTGCACACAGCAGAGCGCATAGTTTTGTCAGTTGATGATACTGTTGCTTTGAAAGATATTGCAAAGTTATACGATTCGTTTGCAGAATTTAGATCTGAGTTGCTAAAAGTGTTAGAGACACTCCATCGTGAAAGAGATAGAGGTCCTAAAAGTACTGGAGAAGATACACCAATAGCTCGAGCTGTAACGTCTATGTATCTGGATACAGCTTATATTTTTATGGATAAATTTGTAGAAAATCCTGATATTTCAATTATGCTTGATATTGGTCGTTTAGAAAATATATTAGATTATTTACGTACTACAGATCCTACACGAATTGCGAGAGAAAAGGAAAAAGTAAAACTCAAAATTGAGGAAATTGTAACTAGACTTAAATTACCAAAAATAAGTAATGATAAATTAGAAAAATTGCCAAATGCAGAAGCTTTAGTAAAAATGTTACAAGAATTAGCTACTTCATCTAGAGTACAGGAAAAATTACAGCAAGGTGAGGAGGGATTGATAGAAGTTTCTAAATTTCCAGAAGATGTAGAGCCGGACAAATATAAGCTTAACGTAAAATTTCCTAAATTCGGAGATCGGATTAAAAAGGTATTTGATAAATTCAAAAATGTATTTAATACATCCAAAAATGTTTCTCAACAAACTTTAGTGGATGACGAGCAAGTTTATAAGAATATAGTAGAGATGTTAGCTGTTGCAAGTAAAAATGGAGTTCCCGTAGATATTCTAGAAGAATCTTCTCCCGTCATGAAACGAAAGATATCACCAACAGTATCACCAGGATCTTCTCAAGTAGAAGAGGTGATTATACAAGAAAAACCTACTGGTATTGATTCTATTAGTTTTGATACTCCAGAAAAGCTTCTTGATAGAATTGATAGAGCTATTCAAACTTTTCAGAAACAGCCAGACCTGGTCAACGAATTAAATCCTTTGAAAGACAAATTATTAAAATTATTAAAAGGAGCTAAAAACGACAATAAAGAACAGACAATAAATGAAATAAAAAAGATAGAAAACGAATTCAAAGAAACTTTGAAAACTTTTCTTAGGTCAAGAGGTACATCTTTAGATATTTCTTCTACATATTTGTCACCTATTTTTGGCGATGAGATTCCAAAGTAAAAAACCTTAACTCAATTAGACCTTAGTAAAGTTCATAAATATGTAGATCAAGCTAAATACATTTTGGATGAAGCAAAGGAGAAAGCAAAGAAGTCAATTTCTGAGCTAATTAATAATTCTTCAACCAACTAACTGAACTGCCTATGTCTTTAGGCATAGACAGTTCAGTTCACTTCAAACTTGATCATCTATGCCAGATGATCAAGTTTAAGCATTCTACTCATAAGTGTCTGCCAAGCCACGTGAAGTGGTATAACACTCGGTTCTATGGACTCTGCTCTATAGGATCCTGAATTTCCGTCGAAGTCTTCACGATTTTTAATTCTCTCTAAAAAGGAACTTAGTGGCTCTGCTTGGCTAATCTGTTTTGCTTGTTCAGCAAGCCAATCTTTTTTAGTCTTTTTATATCTCTTTATTTCTCTAGTGTGTAGAGTTTTACGTAATATATCTATAATTTTATTTCTACAACTTTTCCAAAACAATGCATTGAAATTATTATGTATAGTAGGATCATACCTACATATTAGAGAGACTAATACAATATCTAATTCTTGTATTAAATCATCCACAGTTATCCATGTTTCTGATCTTTTACTACTGCGTGTTAATTGAGCAGCTAAATTCCTTACCATACTTCTTAATGAGCTACTATAGTAAGTCCGCATTCTCTTGTATTCTCTCTGATTTATTATAGTCATTGTATCTGTATTTATTTGGAATTCAAAGAGCTGGTCTTTTACTGCTATTTGTTTTTTAATTATTGACATAATTTCCTCCTTCAGGTTTTTAGAATTTTGTTTTAGAACTAAAAAAGAACCCACTTAGTGAACTACCTTGCCTAAAGACAGAGGCTTCAAGTGACGAAACAATAGGAGTTGGGTTGTCACTTAGGCTCGTTCCGAGCCTTAATATATTTAAAGCTGAATTAAAATCTCTATCTAAGGAGCAGTTACAATGAGGACAATTATGAATACGAATATCAAGAGTTTTAGGAACTACTTTTCCACATTGGCTACAAATCTGAGATGTATCTTTGGCTGGAACTTTAACTATTGTTCTACCAGCTTCTGCCGCTTTATAGGACAAAATGTTAAAGAACTGAAACCAGGCTACATCTCTCATGCTCCTATTAAGATTTCTAAAACTTGTAAAAGCATTCATTTTTTCGTGACAAATAGTATCATAATTATCTACATAATATCTAGCAACTTTATGATGAAAATCAAGACGTTGATTAG